AAGCGCGGCGAAATCATTCCACATATCGAAGGACTTGCTGATGAATAAGTTTTGTCCAAATGGTACGCAACAATTTGCGTACCACCCAGGAGATTCTTGGGGTACTCCAAACTTTACAGCAGATTTGACAAGTTGTGTTTCTGCAAGAGGCGACCTTGATCTCACTGGTTTTGTTTTTCTTGATGGAAATGAAGACTTGATGATTGACTCAACAACTGCTCAGATGACATTAACACAATATGTTATAGATGCAATTAAAAAGAGTACAATGATTTCATTGAACTCAGCAGTTGCGGAATATTTTCTCGATAAGAATCCTGAGTTGTTCGATGGGAAGGAGTTGTACATTGAATAACAGAAACTTACGAGATGAATGGCTCAAGCAGCTGCATAAAAATACAGAGGAAATGATTCGCTATACTGACATAGCATCTTGTGAAAAAGTTGTTCTAACGAAAGAACAACTTAAAAGATTTGAAACAGACATCAGACAGCTTAAGCTTCCTGCAAGAGTTATTTATATGACTTCGGGAACATTAAGAAGAGTAATAAGCGGCTTTTACAATAAAGAAACAGGCAACAGTGTTTGTATGCATCATAAAGTCGTTGAAGAATTGATAAGAGTTGACCCAACAATTTTTGATGGAGTTAATATCAATATAGGAGAACCATTAAAGGAGGGCGAAGATGGGACAGAGTAATTCTGAGTTTTTGAAAATGATACAAAGTTTGACAGCTCTTACACAGGCCTCAGGTTCGATGCCTGGGCTTGACATTTCTAGCATTATGTCAAGTTCTGAAAGCAATGAAGATGAAGCTCCTAAATATGATACAAAGAAATGTCCTGTCAAATTAAAAGATGTTGAGTTTATGCGCAAATATGTTGAAGGCGGCAAATTGAAAATCACTGAAACGAATGCGGAATATCTTCTCGAGCAAAATCCAAACATTTTTCAGGGAATTGACCTTGATTTGATTGATGAAGATGATGACGATTATTTTGAGGAGTCATAATGACATATTTGAATAATTTAGGAAGTGCATATACAGCTGATCTTTATTATGGTGACACAACAGATAATTCAACTCTTCGCCACCAGCGCATAAACTTGGGTTATAATAGTTGGACTAGTAATGATTATAATTATCTTGCTAGTGAATTCACAGGAGCAGTTATAACATATTACAACAAAGGTGAAATCGTCGGCGAAGAGCAGTATGAGTTTGATGAAGAGAACAACAAGATCATTGAAGAGATCCGAAAAGATCTTCAGAAGACACAGAAAGAATATGCAAAGAAAGCAGTTTATCGTTTGACTGATGTTGAAGTTGACTCAGAAAACAAGCGGTTGTTTATAAATAGGTATCACGCTGACGGACCTATGGAGATGGTTGATGTTACAGCTGATGTTCTTAATGAACTGAAAAACGGTGTAAAGAGAACTGTTTATCTTTCATCGTTTGTTCTCGACTTTTGTTCAGAACAGGACCCAACAATTTTTGATGGCTGGGAAGTTGTTGTAACAGATGAAACTGCAGATGTGGGCTTAACTGAATTGCCTAAAAATCTTGACGGTTATAAAGACGAAACGAATGAAGAGTACATTCAGCGTATCAAAAACCGAACAGAAGAAATCCGTCAAAATGAAGGAGCTGCTGTTCGAGACGCAGAAAGAAACGATGAGATTGAACGCTTGTTGGACTCTTTCTAAACTTTTGAGGAGATTATGACAGTGAATATTGTTTGTGATACAGATGGACTTGCAAAAGGCGCATATCTTTTCAGTAAAAGAGAACGCGAGCAATTTATGAATAAAGTTGCTGAAATTACTGAAGACAGAGAGATAGATGTAGTTAATATTGATTATGGCTATCGCAAAGACATAAAATGTTATTACATCAATTTTGAATATTATTGGCATTATGAAATTGATGATGACGAAGATATAAAGCAGATAGAAGCTGCTATCGTACAGAGAGAAGTTGATAAAATTATAAATTGGGAGACGAGAAAGTATGAAAGTTCTAGTGGTACCTGATGTTCACGGAAGTTGGAATCAGGCTCTCGCCTTCATTAAGGCGAACAAAGACAAAGTTGATTATGTTGTAACTCTTGGTGATTATGTTGATGATTGGGAAGATGAACTCAATGGAAAACCTATGCAGGAGGGATTTTTACAACTTATAGAAATGGCGCGTGCAGAACCTGATAAGTTTCGTATTTGTTTAGGCAATCACGACCACGCATACATTTCAAATCAAACTTGCAGTGGACATCATTTTGAATATGAAAAAATGTATTATGAGATGTTCACAAAGAATATGGATATCATATACCCTGCAGTTCTTATTGATGGTGTTTTGTTTTCACACGCAGGTGTTTCACAGCATTGGTATAACAGAACGGTATCTTGGTACAATGACAAACATAAAATGGACAAAGTACCAAAGGAACTGAAGCGTGAATATAACAAGTGGAAGTATAATTACTATCATATTGAAGATGTCTTCTTTGATGGTGTTGTTCGTTCTCTTGTAAATCCAAAAACTGAAAAAGAAAAGAAGTATATTGAAGAGTATCACGAAAAGCAGGCTTATGCAAAGAAAATGATGGATGATGCTTACACAGCAATGGAGCCTTATTTCAAGGATGCTTTCTCAACAACTTTTAAGGTTGAAACATTAAAGGCAATTCTTGACAGTGATACAGAGTATTTCTGCCATTGTGGGTATTCAGGCAGTGGTGATTCACCTGGTGAATCTTGCATTTGGATTCGTCCTAATTCATTACTTCAAGATAACTGGCCTGGACATTTGAAGTGTCAGGTTGTAGGACATACAGAGCTTGGTTTGAAAAAGTTTAAGTATCGTACCCATAAGTTGATTGTTTGTGATAATCACGAACACAACTGTGGCTTCATTCTTGATACTGAAAACATAGGAGATGACTTCGAGAAAGTGAAGTACGAAAAGAACCCATATTACAATATGCGTTCAAATGAGGCACTTCTTCGAATGTTATTTGGAGGTATGATCTGATGGAAATAACAAAAGATTTATTTATGAAGCTTGCAAATAAGTTTTTCGCTGATCCTAGCAAAGGCCGTGTGTTTCGAGAGTATTGCGAAGATGTTGGCATTCATATGGATATGACTGTTGAAGAAATGAAAACAAAAATCCGCAGTTATCATAAGCAAAAAATTGCTTGGTCTGATACAATTATCAACACTCTTAAAGATGTTAGGTTACCTGAAATTGAAGAAGCAATCAAAACACTTGAAGAAAAAGGATTTGATGCAATTCAAAAGTATGGTAATCAAACAATGAAAACATTTGATTGGACAGGAAAGGAGAAAACTTATAAAGTTGAAAAAGCTCGACTTATCAAGTCTTTGGGCTTTGGTACAACAAAAGAACACTGCCCAAACAAGACTTGTATTTTAATCGAAAACTGGGATGATCTTTCAAATCAAATGAAGAAAGAGTTTTGGAGAATGCAGCGTACACTTTTGAAATATGACAGATATATGTCTCAAAAGCGTCTTGCAAAACATAAAAAGCAAATTGCATATTCAAAGCGAGTTATTCAGAAACTTGACAGATTATCTGAAGAGGAAGTTCGCATTTACTATAGGGATGTTGTAAAAGACGAATTGGGGAAGAAATGATAAGAGTAAGAATTGTTAATAAGGCTAAAGACGGAGTAATTCTCAAAACAGGAAATCTTCAGCAAAAGATTTCTTGGGAAGATTTCAATTCAGCTTGGACAATCGACCAAAAAGATAAGCTTTATGCAATTATGAATAAAGACAAAGAAGACGAAGCTGCAAAAGTCAATGACATTGTGCAGGACGCAGTTATTGCTCTTATGATGGGAAGAGGCGAAAATCCACACGCTCAACTTACATCTGCAATGATGTTCGGCAATTTGATTGACAAGTTCCAGCAGCTTGTGCCCGATGGAACTCCTGCAGACTTTCTTTTCCTTGTTCGCAAAGCTTACGAATCTCAAACAAACGCCTTACTTAAAATGGGAGCAGGCTTTACACATAAAGACGATGATAAACAATTCAACAGCAGACAGCGTCGTCAGAACAAACGCAATCTTGAAAGAATTGCAAAAGAAAGAGCTGCTGAAGATAAGTTTACAATCGGAGACGCAATGAAGATACAGGAACAGCGTGATAAAAATCAGAAAGCATCTGACTAATTATTATGTTTGTTCCTCAAAAGGTAAAGTCTTGGAAATTGAAAGATGGCGCAACTGATATGTCTGTTGAACTTATCAACGCAAAGGGACAAATAGTCGGTCGCGCTACTTTTTCGCTCGACGAAATAGTTAATATATCTAAAGCGGTATTTGATGGTTATGTAGTTGAGTTTAAGAACAAGACAAAATACATAATTTCATATCACGACATTGATGAATGTTTTGATGTTGAATTGGAGGAACTTGATGGAAGAAGAAACAACTGAAAAAGAACATTGGTGTTTTGTTTCATATCAATATAACATAAAGAATGATCCCACTCCCCGCTTCGGAAACATTACTCTTCCTATGACAGGTCGTATTACTGACAATGATTCATTCCAAGTACTTAATCAATTCATAACACGAGCGATTACTGACGATCTTAAAGAACACAATAATGAAATACAAGGCGTTCCGATTATCTTATATTTTAAGGAGCTTGGTATATGAACAACTTCTACAAACTTGACCGAGATGTAATTCGCCTTGACCAAATTGACATAATCACAAAAAGAGAAAGATTCATTGGCCCTGACAAAAACGGTAAAGATGACTGGGCTCCTACAAATGGAGAGTTCCTTATTGTTATCAATGATGACAGAGAGTACTCTTACAGTTCAATGCAAGATCGTGATATGGTTTATAATGACCTGATTGGCAAACTCACAATGCCTGATAATCTTGAGACTCAAGGACAAGTGTTTACTGATAAGCAGGCAATTTCTATGACTTATTAAAAAATTTTTGAACTTTTCTAAATCCTCTTTTATATTATTACTGTAATCGAATAAAAGGAGGATTCTATATGGTTAGAGGACCAGCATCAGTTTTAGCAGGAGCAGCAGACGGCAATATTGTACTTGGCAAAGATGTTGCAGTTTGGCGTGACATTGCACAGCATTTCAATGAATTTGTTGATTTGAAAGCAAAAGGTCTGTGGGATGTTCGCATTCATTTGTTCACTGTTGATGGAACTCCTCGTGATAGAATCTACTTTGATGTTGAAGCAAAACTTGATATAGGTCAATTCATAGTTGAATTTTCGATTGATAACAGCGGAACTTGGGTTTCGCGTGTTGACCAAATTTCAGTAAACAATCAAGGAAGTTGGAAACAGATCGGAAGTCTTATTGAAAATCTTGATGAACTTCAGCAGTGGCTTACTGAGGAGGTGGCTTAATTGAATCCTGATAGTTGGATGAGTCCTTGGGAGTATCAAAGACTTGATGAGATACATCATCAGAGAATGAATGCTATCAAAGATTATTATTACAACGACAACAACTTTGATGATGAAGCAAATGTAAAGAGATTCTCTGAGCGCGAGATGGAGATGAACTATGAGGTTGAAAGAGAAAGACTTCGTGCTGGGTTTGAAAGACAGTTTGAAAAAGAAATGACAGAGCTTACTGATGAAATCGACCATAAAGAAGATGAAATCAGAAAGCTTAAGCAAGAGATTGCTGATATGAAGAAAGACATCAAATTGATTGGAAAGATGAAAGAGCTTCTTAAACAGTACGCTCTTTATTCTGAGATCGAGTATGATGAAGAGTCTTTGACTTTGGTATTGTAAGGAGTTGAAAATGGATAGGCCTACATTCAAATGCGTTATCTGTGGACAAACTTTTTATGGGTTTGGAAACAATCCTGCACCAGTAAAGAACACAGGAAGATGTTGCGATGATTGTGACTCACTTGTTGTTATCCCAACTCGTATCAAATTGCTTCTTAAGGGAGAAAGAAAATGAAAGGTTATGATTATGATGATTATGAAGCTCTTTTAGGCAAAACGATAAAAGTACTAAGTATGGGCGAGGCTGATGAAAAAGATCGTCGATATGAAGGACATATCGGAAAAGTTTTAAGAGTAACACTGTCCCCTTGGGGATTTCAGATATGGCTTGAAGGAATGAGCCTTGCGGTTCTTTCTGAATTAGATACCTGGGAGGTAATTGAAGATGGAACTCGGTCAGAAGGAAATTGATGAATTGATTGAAAACTGCAAAAAGAACAATGCAGGACTTTCTGATGTCAAAGGTTTTGAAGACAAAAAGCCTACAGTGAATCTGCTTGAAATCATGGCAAGTCAGGTTGATAAAGAAGCATTGATAGGAGGTAAAGATGACTGGTAATGAGTTCGACTTTTCGTTCGATTTGAATTGGCGAAAAGGCGATATAGGACTTCACGGTAAAATTACTTCAAATGATGCTGACAAAGGTCGTCAGCCTGAAATAGTTTGTTATCAGCGTGATAACGATGGCAGGGAAACTTGCTATACACTTGCATTTTTTGAAAAGACTCGTGAAGGCTATGATCTTCGTACAATAGGAACTCGTTTGTTTGAAGCTATGAATGAGTATCATATTGACCATAACAGCTTCATTGATGCAGTTCGGTACTTTCACGACATTCTTGACAAGATTTTGTACTTGCAAAAAACTGCAGAAGAAAAGTGGTAAGTTAATATTTTATTTGGAGGATATATGAGTAGTTTTTCAGACAAAAGTGATTTTGGTGATACTTGTTTGATGCATTATTCTCCAGATAGAGTTTCTTATGCAAACATTACAATCGATGATGTTCCATTGAAAGTAAACAGTCCTCGAGACTTAATTCCTTATTATGGAAATATTGTTGCAAGTATGTCTTGTTCAGAAGATCATATGTACATCAATATTGCAAAGATTTCACAGCCTCGTCATCGAGAAATTGATACAATCAGTCTTTTTATCAGTGAATATGTTCATAGATGGAAAAGAGCAAAAAGAAAGAAGGAACAACTTTCTTTCAAAGATTTTGATTATCCAACTCTTGAAACAGACAGGTATATCATTTGGAAGCGTTGTGAACAGCATAAAGATTTTCTTCTTAAAGTTTTTACACCATTTGCATATCGAAAAGATTGGAAGTTTAATCATATAAACACAGAAATTATTGAAACATTCTTCAGTGATATTCACACAAGCATAGGTAACTTTTATCGAAGAAATCTACTTGCTTATGCGACTGAGTACTGGGGAGAACAATATTATCTTGACAAAGAAAATTGGCTTTGTTGGGCGTCTGCTAACACTGATGATGCAGATCATAATGCAGCTCTTTTCCGAATACAAGAAGCAACTTGGGACTATGACAAAATGTATAAAGAATCTTTGGAGGAATTGAAATTATGTTAAACTTAGCATTGACTATCGCAGCAATTACTGTAGGTGTTTATTTTACAACCATTTTAGGCATACTTGTGTACTACCTTGTAAAGTTGTATCGCTTGAATCATTCTAAATCAAAAGAGATTTCCATTGAAGAAGTAACAAAACTTATTGAGGATGCAATGTTCTGGGATCTTGTTGCAAAAGCTGCATCAAATAAGATGGCAACTTGTGATAATGAAAATCTTAATGACACAGGCTATGTTACAATTTTGCAGCCTTGTGAAAATAACAACTGTCCTTGTCACGAAAGCAGAGAAGATTGTTGTAACACAGGTGTTGAAATTGACGGCAAGCGTTATTGTAAGATACTTGTTGACATCAATAAACTTTGTGGACTTCCAAGTGTAAAAGAAAAACCTGATGTAAGTAAAATACTTACTGATGAAGAATGTAAGTTACTTGCTAAATCAATAGTAGAATATATGGAGGCAACTGATGAGAAATAACCCATTCAAAGAAGTAAAACGGGTTGTAAGTCAATTTTTTGAAACAGAATATTGGTATCGCTTCCGCAAAAGACTTGGCGATTATGACAGAAATGTTTCAACTTTGAACGATACTTGGAACGGTCATAACACTTTGCTTAAGTGGCAGATTATGAAAATCGAACATATGTACATCAATCTTCGCAAATATGGTTGCGAAGCAATGTGCTATGTTGACTCTCCTGACTTCCTTGATAATTGCGAAGCACCTGATATGTTCTATGCCTTGAAATATGTTCAAGACAGAGCAAAAGAAACAAGTGAATTGCAGTGGTACGGCGGAAAGTATTATTACACATACGACAAAGAAAGCAGCAAACCTTGGATGATTTTCGATAAGAAAGTTGTTGATGTTATTCCTGCTGACAAAATCCCAAAAAGTAAACGCTTTTACAGAGTTGACTTTGATGATGATGGTAACTTCAAAGGTCATACGCCTTGTGACAAAGAAGTTTATGAAAATATTCAGATTGCAAGTTTTGATACTTGGGAAGAAATGTCAACTTGGGTAAACAACTGCAAAGACGAACCTGACATTGACAACTTTGACCGCAATGCAATTATGTATGCTAATTCAATTCATTTTGAAACAACAGAGTTGCACAGTCTCTCTCCTCGTCTTCGCAATGTTGTTCGTGGACAGAGAAGAAAGCTTCACGACTTGTACGAATACCGCAAACTTTTGAAACAACTTGACGCACTTGACTATACTTACAGTGAACCTTGGAAATCTCGCTCTGATGACATTTGGAAAAAATACAAAGATGACGACAAGAAAAGAATTGAAGAATATGAAAAACTTTGGAAAGAGTTCAAAGTATATCGTCGTTCTCTCCTTGATAAAATTGCTGATCTTTGGAACGAAAGAGCAGATTTTTGGTGGGACTAAGTTAATATAATTTTCGGAGGTTGCAAATGAGTTCACTTAAAAGTAAAGTTAGATTTATTATTCCTCTTACAATGTGGCAGCGTTTTGTCAACCACGAAATCTTGCTTAAGCGGCCATTTGAAGTTAAAGAGTTTGAAGAAACTTTTTATGAGTATGAATTATCTGATTTTATATCACTTGAAGATTACTTCAACTTGATTAAGAAAGACATTCAAGACTTGGAACGCTCATCAGGTTATGACTGGCTTGAACTTGAAAAAGCATCTTATGAGTATGCAAAGAAAATGACTTTTGAAGATTTCAAAAGAATTGCATTTGCCAACTATGATGAAAAAGTTTACAAGCTTGAAAAGCCAATCACTGTTGATTATGCAAGATACTATCGCGACGATAAAGATCATCATCATACTTATGAGTATTTGTCTGCAAGAGATATTTGGGATATTATTTTCCATTGGTCTCTTACACGTGAACGCCCATCAGTTTATTTTTATGATGGTGACTTTGAGAAAGGCACAATCGAAGTCCGTGAATACACAAGAGGCGACGGAATAACAAAAGATGTTTTCGTTGTCCGAGAAGAAGAGGTGTAAATATGAATGAAGCATTGCTTATGAAAACAATCAACTTTTGGCGAGGAAAAAAGAACAATCCACTGAACGGTAAAACATTCAAAGAAATTGAACAACTCGCTGAAAAATATGGATATGACCTTGGAGGAATGAATGCTGTCACTGAAAAGTAATTACTTTCGTACAAGAGAAGAGCTTTGTGACTTTGTAAACAACAATGAAACTGAAATTACAGTTGTTCAGATTGTTACAAACAGCACAGGCTTTATTCTCTTTTATAAAGAGGGTGAATAATGCTTAATATGATTTTTACTTTTGATGACTTCGAACACAGTGAAGAAGTTTTTGCTGAGTTTGCAACAGTTATCGGGTACCCAAACCTTCGAGCATCAGACACAGATAAATACCAAGGTCTTGTCAATTTTGAAAACATCCGAACAGGAAATGTTATATTTCAAGGCTATGATGGCATTTATATCGAGTTTGATGAAGATGAATCTTTGATAAGATTTTATTCAGGCGTAAATAAAAATAATGTTCTTTTTGTTTATAAAGAACATACAACTAAAATTACGGAGGCAAAAAATGCTGAAGACAATGATGAACAAACTCAAAAACCTCAAGGCGCGGATCGTTTTGTGGGCTTACCTAAATATAAACCCTACGACAAGTTACATCGCCCAGCAGTGGGCAATATTGTTATTTGGTGTGATGGTACATACCAGATTACTGGGGTAAGACCTCGTAGAGATTGTGACCTACTTGATATTGTTATTGGTGATATGACTATTCGTTCAGATGAATTGCTTGCAAATGGTCGTTACATCAATGCTGAAATATGTGGGTGGAACGAAGATACAAAAATGGGCTAAAGTATGAAAAAGAAAGTTGAGCCGCTTGACTTGGCAGCAAGAGTTTCAAGTGATGGCTATTCATTGCAATTTTATTGTGATAAGCCTTATCAAACTTATAGTGTTGCCATTGTCAAGGATAGAGTTAAGAACAAAGAATACTATAATCAGATCATTCTTTCAAGAGATTCTGTTGAAAAGATTATTCAGTGGTTGCTTGAAGCAGTTCAGGCAAATGTAAATAATTTACCTCATCTGTATGTTGAATGCGTTTCCCATTGTGAAATACTTTCATTCAGCAAACTTGATAATTGCATTTATGTTCAACTTTATCAGGTTGCTTCTTTTCCTAGACAAAAACGCGGAAAGACTGACGATGAGTTTTCAATGTCAGAAAGAGTAGCAGGTGTTTTGGCACGAACATTGTTACTTTATTTACATACAGGCGTGCCTAACAGTTAATATCAAATCGAGGTAGGCAATGGATGAATGGGAAGAATTAAGAGATCTCGCAACAAAATTGCCACCTGATGTGTATGCTTCATTACAATCAATGGCCTTAAGTGGTATGTCTCTGGATATGCTAAAGTGTGCAGTTATTGATGCTATTGCTAAATATAATGGAGGCACTATTCAAATGGCTGATGAAATTGTAAGACCGAAGAAAAAGATTATGGATCTTTCGAGTTATTACATTGTACCTGAAAATGAAAATGATCCTGACGGTCCTTGTGGAATATTTGATGATGGAGGCTATGAAGACGAAACAGAATCAATCGTAAAGCGACTTGAAGTTTTTCAATATGAAACAATTATTGTGACAGAAGATGTTGCAGCTGTTTTACTTGACCGAAATCCAAATTGCTTTGCAGGTTGTCCAAATCTTCAGATGGTTGATGGAAAAAATAATTCACATAAATAAAAACTTTGGACAGGCCGATATAGACCTAACAGATTATCGTCTTGTTTCTTTAGGAGTTATTGATATTCTTGTGTCAAAAGAATTATCGCCTAACGGCGAAATAGTTAGAGTTGATTATGATAAAATTAACCCTAGAAAGGTTAATAAAACTTTGGCTGTTATAAGACAGTTGAAAAGTAAAGATTGGAACACTTGTTGGGTACCCGAATGTATTTTCGAGTTCCTTGCAAAAATAGAACCCACAGCTTTTGTGCGGGTTAAACAACTTATGTTATATAACGATGAGGGTAACCTTATTGTGGAGGACAAAAATGAGTGAAGACTTTGAAAGAATACTTGTAATTACACCGCATCATCCTGCTTCAATTTCACACAGAAGTAATGTGCGCGAACAGTATGGCATTACAAATGAACAGCTTGACAAGTTGATTGAGAGCGGAGATGCTCTTGACCATAATGGTAAAGCTGTTTGTTTTGATTTGCCAATTCCTGAAGCATACGCTTAATGGAAACAAAAAAGAAAGAAGTTGATGAGCTTAAGTTAAGTAAGTACGCCCTTAAACTTTGTAAGGAAGTACAAATGGCTTTGCCTCACATTTCAAATGTTCGCGCTATGAAAAGATTGGCAGGTGCACTTAATGAGTATTTGAAAGCTTATCAAAAACTTGGAGGAAAAATTGAGTAAGTTATCTGAATCTGTAAAAGCAATGCAGGAAGAAGACAAAAAGAAAAATCTTGAAGAACATTTTACAACAGATGAAAACAAAGCAGCATTTATGAAAGCGCTTTATGAAAAGATTTCAAATGTTGAGTTTGATGTACTTCAGTCTCCTGATGCTTTCTATATTGAAGTTTATCCGTTTATGAACTTTGATAAGACACTGGTTGTAAAAATCAAAAAGGCAAGAACAACATCATTTGAAATTGGCTTGTTCACAAACGGAAAGCAGGCTGCTTATCTTGTTGGTAAATATCCTATCGTAACTGATGCAATCGGTACTGACGAAGATGGGTATGTTGACATCAGTGAATTGACTTATTACTGTGAAAAGACAGCAAAGGACTTTCCAGTTGCAAAAGAAAAGTCAACATTAAACAAAGAAATTGATGAAGGTTTCAAAAACCCAAAAGTCAAATCAACTGACGGCAACGGACGAGTATCTTTAGGTGGTGAAACGCTTGAAGAGGATGTTGCTTTCAACGAATGGATGCATAAACGCTTCAAATAAAACAAGGCGGCCTTTGAGCCGCCTTTATTATTTTAATGGAATCCCATATTTTTAATTAAAAGTTTTTGCTTTTTTAACTCGCCTTCATAGGTTCTTTCTTTTTCTTTTAATGGGTCCCAGACGTGGAATGGGATATACTCATTTTCATAAGTATCAAGCAAATGCAAGTTACCTGCAATACAGTCGGTAATATCTTTTGCATTACTTCCAACTTTACTGAATTGCCAACTCTGTTCAGTGTACTCACATCCAGGAAGACAGAACTCATCACTATAAACATTTTCACCGTTCATATGATCTATCTTTGTTGTTCCTGTCGTCTTTCGTTTAACCATTTGTAAAGCAAGCAAGTTGTTCTTTACCATAACGGATTTGCCACAGTAATATCTTTTATGAATTACATAGTCAACAAGTGACAAGTAAGGCGCGTTATTTTTATCGACTGAAACATAATCAACTTCAATACCTGCACGCTCCAATGATTGCATCATAGCTCTTGACTGGAATGAGTCGAATGACACGTGACGAATGTTCATATTGCCAAGTCGAATTAAGTCAAGAATAAAGAACTTGAAAGCATCCAAGTTAATCATGCCACCTTTAGGGATAACAGGAACAACCATATCAGTAACATAAACTTTCAAAGGCTGTCCTTGTGTATCAAGTCGCACTTTATCTCTTTCAACGTGACTTATCGCAATACCTGCAGTATCGCCTGAGATAGCTAAGTCGATTGATGCTGCACGAGGTAAAGACGGTTCATAATAGAAATAATATTTGCCAAGAATCTTATTAAAGAACTTATCTTTAACTTGATTCCAAATCAAATGTTCAGGCTCATCTTCAGTTTTTGCAATAATTGTTGAGTAAATGTTTTTAAGATTATTGTCAAACGCGTGATCTATCCATTCTTTATTGTAAATCAAACGGTCAGCTGCACCAGAAGGAATACCTGCTTGGTCTCGTAAGAAGTTGATTGGAGATTCTTCAGCGTTGTCTTTGAATGAAACGACACCGTTTGAAGTAATCTGATTCATTGGAGCCCATTCAATATCTTGTGGGTTGTAAGCAGTCAATTCACTTTCAGTTTCAATAACTTTAGGAGGCTGTCCATCACCGCCCTTAAACACTGGGAATGCGTGAACAAAGTCTTTCTTAAGGTTGATAGGCTGCTTCCAATCTGTTCGAGGTGTTTCCCAAGCAGTTGGGAATTCTTTTGGAAAGTACTTCCATCTTGAGCCTGTAACGATATAATTCTTTTTATTCTTTTTTGTACCACTGTCCCAAATCCATTCATCAATAGGACTTTCAAGTGAGTTTGGCTGAGAGTCGATAATGAACCGTCCGTAATAATTACCTTTCATACGGTTATCAATTCTTTTACGAAGTTTTGTAAAGAATGTAAAGATTTTGTCATCTGACCAACCATTTTCTGAGAACATTGTCAATTCGGAAATTACTGCCGAAATGATGTTCTGTCCCAAGATAGAACCTGCACCATTGATAATTTTATAGTTTACACCGTTCTGCATTGCAAGCGCAGATGTTGGTGTTGATGTTGTCCAGTGAATACAGTCACTTATGTCTTCAGCTGAGGCGTCAACCAAATCTTGGTGTGTACGAACTCGTTGGAAATAAGGAGCGCCTTCAAGAATCTGAGTAAAAGGCTCAAGTAACAATTCTGATGCTTTCTTTTGGTTCCAACCGCCCAAACATTGAGTAAAGATTGAAGACATAGCCATACCAAAGAAACGATATGGATGCCACATCATTGCATAGTGAACTGAAATGTAAAGCTGTGCAAGGGTAGAAAGTGTTGACTTACCCCAACCGATACATTGTGTAAGAACCAAAGTTCGATAAGGTTTAAGTGGGTCGAAGAACTCACAGAAAATATCAATAAGAGGTTTGTGCAAAGCTTCAGCCTGTGCACCGATAAACTTTTCTTGTAAGAACTCTTCAGGTGTTGGCGGTCTACATTTGAAATTAAGACGCCAAGCATTGTTCATTAAATCACCTTTAGCTGCATCAGCCAAAGTATTTGTTTTAATTGCCCATTCAAGATAAGCTTTAATTGCAGGGAAGTTCAGAGCTTGGAACTCTGGTCTTTCCATAGCTTTAGGATCACCTGCTAAAATGTCTCGTAAGATACTTGCAACATTATTTATGTTTTGATTGAAATCTGCCTTACCTAAAGTAAGTATTTGATCTGCAGGTTGCTGTGGCATTTCAAGATTTTGCTTATAAAAATCTTTATCCACATTTGTGTCATCGACTTGCATTGACCAAGGATTGGTTGCTTGAATAACAGGAACATCATCACCTGCCATCCAATGTTTCTTTTCATCTTTAGTCATTACAACATCTTTATCTTCAGTATAAAGTGGTGCATTCGGGTCTTCATCATACTTACTTATACCCGATTCACCTGGAAGAATAATATTCATTTGTCATCTCCTCCAATGTCGATTATAAACCGCCACGCATTACTGCTAACGCCATTGAAGTTGCACACTTCTCCCACTTCTCTGCAACTTTCTGTTCAAGACTGTCTGCACGAGATGTGTACATTGAATAATCAATGTTACCTGGGAGGTCGCTTTTAACCATTGAACGCAACATACCAATGTTTCTTAAAACATAAGCTTTACAAATATTGCGGAAGTCTGTTCTCATTGAAAACTTAATATCGTCAAAGTCATATGACGCACACAACCATTTTATACATACGGCTCCGCCAGTTGTTGAGTATCCTGTAGCGTATTTTTTGCCGTTTTCTTTTATTGTTTTCACGTGCTCGCGACGGAAGTAATTCAAATATCCTTGATTTGCTGCAAGTGCTTGCAAAGCAGCATCTCTGTTATGAAGTCCTACGAAGCCTGGGACAGGTTTTCGATATGAAACACCTGAGCCAAAACTGCTTCCTGATGCTCCGCCGTAAATCATTTGTTCACGGTATAATGAGAAGGCACCTGCCCCGTAACCTGCGTTACTTCCTGCAGCGCCTAATACATAATAAGGAACACAAGCAAAAGCTCCTTCTGGGAATTCTTTTTTGAACGAACCGCCTGCACTTATATTGCCAACTGATTCTTCTTTTATAATTGGGAAATATCCGAAGTAATAATCCATTGCTGGCTTAATGCAATATTGACGAATAGCATTTCCTGTAAGTTCAAGTTCATCAATGCGAAGGAATGGTACACCTAATTCACCGAGAATAATACCAAGTTGTTCGTCATCAATAATTACACCGCCGCATTCCTGAGAACCACTGTACAGCTCAAGATTTTCATTAACAGGAATATCTTCAATTTCATCAAGTTGTTCTTTTGTTAAAAGTACTTGAAAGAATGGTGTTTCAACTCCTTGATATGAACCAATGAGTCCTGAAATATCTTGTATGCTATATGCGTCCCAATCAATTAAAGGCCATAAATCGCCTACGGAATAATCTGCCTTACAGTAAAGGATTGCTCCATTGAGTGGAGTGCCAGGAGTGCAAGAAACCTGAAAGATTGAGTCTTTTATATATCTTCTTGTTTGCTTTGATACGATAGTTGTTCCTGTAAGAACC